TGACTGGCACGCTGGCGCAGACCGTTGAAGCCTTGGGCGTGGGCATCATCACGTTCGACGCGAACAACAGCGCGAACACGACCCGTCAAGATAACTAAGAGTAGTTAAGTAGGTGTGGCCTCGCAAGGGGCCTCACCATTTCCTGGAGGGGAAATATGAAGAGTGTTGCAATTTCGTTACCGATGTACACAATGAAATCTAGGTCCGTTGTGGCCTTGATCTCCGCGCTATTCAGCACGCCTGAGATCAATCTTCGACTACAAGTGGTTGAAGGTTCCTACATCCACAGCAACCGAACGCAGTTGGCAAAGCTGGCCCTAGATCAGCAGATGGATTACATGTTCTTCATGGACCATGACGTAGTGTTCCCAGCCGATACCTTGTGCAGACTCCTTAGTCACAACAAGGATATCGTCTTCGGTAAATACAGCCGACGCGAGACGGAGCCTAAATCACTGGTCATGGGTCTGGATGGCAAACTTGTCACCGACTTTCCGTCTGGATTGTTTCCCTGCGCGTCAGGTCCGGCAGGCTGCATGCTCATCAAGATGTCGGTCTTCGCCAACCTCCCAAAGCCGTGGTTTCATGTTGTTGTGAATGACGACGGCAGCGTGTCTGAGTCAGAGGATTCCTGGTTTTGTGCTCAAGCCCACTCCGTAGGCCTCTCTGTGTGGTGCGACCCATCTATTAAAGTTGACCACTACGGCGAGGCTGTCTATTAAAGGATTATAACATGGCACATCTCGCCATTTTCATTTCAGCATTTGGTCAGCAAACCGCCGACGAGCCTCCCGTAGCGACTGGCTGGGCTATGTGGAATAACGGCTCAGTGGAATTCAACGCTGATACCATTTTGTGGACCGATGGCCCAAGCGAAATCAACCAGAAAATTAAAGCAGCGGCTATCGCTGCGGCCTCTGCTGACTCGGCAATCGTTGTTGGCTACTTAGACACGGTTAGTCTGGTTGGCGCAGCAGTGTAAGGAACTATACCATGGCACAATTCGGAAGACCTTCCGTCGATACTCTCCGGGACAACTGGGTGGAAGACGACGGCACGACCACAGACATTTTCGATCAGATTGATGAGTCCGTCGCAGACGATGCAGACTACATCAAGACCCAACTCTCACCCTCTTCAGACGTGTATGTCACCAAGCTGACCACGTTGGAAGATCCCATCTCTTCGTCAGGCCACACCGTCCGCTTCCGCTACCGCAAGGATGCGACGGGCGGGGACGCTCTGGACTTACTCACGGAGCTTCGCCAGGGCTACACGAACGAGGGATCACAGGGCACGCTCATCGCTTCTCAAAACAACACCGACATTCTCGGCTCAGGATGGGTTGACGGTACGTTCACCCTCTCCGGTGGCGAAGCGGATTCCATCTCTGACTACACGGACCTCTATCTCCGATTCGTAGCAAATAAACCGTAAGAAGGGAGTCAGTAGACTATGTTAGTTCTGACTCTCACGACGGACAGCATCGAAGTTATCACAAGTTCCGGTGCAGACATTGCAGTGGTTGCGAACTACATCGACAGGGATCAGACCAGTGGAGACGTAGGCTTGGCCGATAGGAAAGTCTCTAAACCACTCACTGCGACGACCACAACCATTGTATCCGCTCCATCTGGAAGTCCCGCTACTACTCGAAATGTGAAGTCCATTTTCATGAGGAACTTGGATACCACTCTCTCGAACGATCTGACGATTCAACTCAACGCCAACAGTGTGCTGTACGAATTATACAAGTGCACGCTACTGGCGGGAGAATCGTTGCAGTACGTGGATGGTGTTGGGTTTTTCAAATTCACCGACACGACACGCAACGATATAACACGAGTTGTGTCACCTAGCGATTCAGTTCACGCAACAGCGGCAACCTTTGCCGACATTACCGGCCTGACGTGCCCCATGCTGTCTGGGGTCTCGTATTCATTCTTGGCCCACCTATTCCATATCAGCAACGCTACGACGACCGGCGCTCAGTTTGGGGTGAACATTGGTGCTGCTCCGACAACTCTCCGTGTTGCGACCATTGATACCGTGACTGGAAGTACAACTGCTTCTGTCCACTCCGCTGGTTCTGTCACCGCCCGAGACACGGCTATAACCGCACAAACAACTGGTTCCGCAGCCGTGACCTTAGCCATCATCTCTGGGGAAATCACGCCAAGTGCTGACGGCACATTCGCCATGCGTGCTACTTCAGAAGTCACTGTTGCAGCAGGTCTAACCGTCAAGGTTGGTTCGTGGCTGCGCGTGTGGAAAAACGTCAACGCATAAGGGAGATCGTATGCTTATTCTTAATGCTACGACCGATACGATTTCCCTTATTACCAAGCAAGCATGCGATCTAGATATCACCACACATTTTACTGATAGAAATAAAAGTACTGGCGTAGTCGGCCTTTCAGATCGACAACTCGCACATCCAACCACGGCCACCACTACGACTATTGTGGCAGCTCCTGGAGGTTCGGATGTGCGGCGAGTCCAGTCCATCACAGTTCGAAATGCGCACGCTACTGATAGCGTGGATATCATCATCCAGTATAATGCTAACGGAACCCTGTACGAACTCTACAATACACGCTTGGCGTTTGGAGATGTCGCCTCCTTTCGCGAAAAAACAGGTTTTGGGCTCTACTGCCTGAATCCTAAAATGTCTGCCACGTTTGTTGCAAAAGAACTCTTTGCCGGAGATTTAGCGACTGTAACCTCGACGGCATCCGGTGTGGCTCCAGTCTGGAAATTTGAAGTTCCGCCCCATACTGCTACCAAGAAATTTTGTTGGGAGGCGTACATTTACGTCTCGTCGGCCACCACGACAACGGGCGGACAATTTGGCATTGGCCCAGTATTGAGTGTGCAGCAATCCGGTGGTATCGGAACCGCTGTTGTCGGCGTAACTACGTCCACTCTAATGAGTGCCTGTAGTCCCGCCAGCTCACCAACGGCTTCGTTGGCTTCTGGAACTTCGCCTACAACGCCGGGACTTCAGATTTTGACTGGCTATTTTGAACTAGCTGCTAACTCCAGTCCTGTGGCCGTAATCTTTAGTTTTAACTCGGAAGTGGCCGCAAGCTCTGTCACTTTGCTTGACGGGTCGTCCTTATGTGTCTGGGAAGTGTAGGTAAACCATGTCCGATGGATGGTTTGATCCAATAGTCAGACCAGCCGACTGGTTTGGCGACACTGACTCCGATATATGGTGGGACGACGATATGCTTGATGGAGGGATAGACCCTTCAAGACTTGTGCAAATCTCGTTTTCAGAGTTCCAAATCCCTCTCGTCCCACACCTGGCAAAGATTTCCTTTGCCGAGTTTCAGATCCCACTCGCACCGCGCAAGGCGAAAATATCGTTCACGGAATTCCAGGTTCCCAATGCTCAACGCAAGGTTGAGGTCTCATTCAGTGAGCTGCAAATTCCGCTAGCTCCTCGACGTGCAGAGATTTCCTTTACGGAGCTGGAAGTTCCTATCCACGACCGTTTAGTCAAGGTCTCATTCTCCGAGTTGGAAGTACCGATCCACGACAGGCTGGCTAAGATCAGCTTCGCCGAGGTCGAAGTTCCAATTCACGACCGGCGTGCGGAGATTTCATTCACTGAGTTGGAGATTCCAAACACTCCAACATTTGTGAAACTCTCCTTTGCCGAATTTGAAATTCCGTCCATCGAACGACTTGCTCAAGTCTCGTTCACGGAACTCCAGATTCCCAATGCTCCTCGACGAGCAGAGGTTTCGTTCACTGAACTCGAAGTTCCAATCCGACAACGCTTGGCTCAGGTCTCCTTTGCCGAACTCGAAACACTCAGCCCACCGCCTGTGGTCACTCACATGACGACGTTGAAGCTGTTGCGAACCGTGCATAGAGCCTACATCTCCCATGCGGAGTTAGAAGTCCCATAACATTAACCAGAGCTGTCCTCAGCGACAGCGGAGGGGTTTTAATGGCTAATGAACAAGTAGCACCGGCAGCAGGGGCAGCTCCAGTAGTGGAAGCTCCTGCTGCCGGTGCTGAACCGTTACGTGTTGATACGAATGTGGGTTCCCCGAATCCCGCTGGCGCGGGGGAACGCTCCGCTCCTCTCATGGCTCGCCCAGATTGGGTACCCGAGAAGTTCTTCAAGGATGGCATCATCGACTACAAGGGCATCGCCACTTCCTATGGTGAGTTGGAGAAGTCCAAGTCCAAAACGGTAGACCCAAAGGCCGGGGAGCCAACTCCCAAGGCCGAGTCTAAAGTCGAAGACAAACCAATCTCCGTCAGTGTTCCTGGTATTGAACAAGCCCGTGTGGACGCCTACTCCGCAGAGATCATGAAGGACGGGAAACTGTCCGACGCATCCTACGCAGAGCTGGCGGGAAAAGGCTACGGTAAAGCTACAGTAGACGTGTATCTCGCAGGGCTCACCCGCGATGCTGCCGTCTCGCAGGCCGTGACCGACTCGCAAGTCGCTGCTACGCATATCAAGGAGATCACGGACGGTATTGGAGGACAATCTGCGTTGACAGAGATGTTGACGTGGGCGAAGTCCAATCTCAGTGAAGCGGACCTGAAAGTCTACAACGACTCAGTGTCCTCGAACGATCCAGCCAAGGTAAAGATGGCCGTCAATGGCTTGCATCACACCTTCACAGAGCTGCATGGAAAGTCCCCTAACTATCTGGAAGGGGAACGCTTGCAGAACACTCCTGGTGGGGTTGCCCCATACGAATCGGAAGATGCCGTGACGAAGGACATAGCGACATGGGATTACAAGAACAACCAGGAGTTCCGCGATAAAGTCGCAGCTCGCCTGCGCGTATCTCCTAACGTATTCGCCCGCAGCAGAGATACCACGAAAGTTCAAAGATAAGGCAGAGGCCCCTCGAAAGAGTATAGACCTCGCCTGAAACCGGAAGGCTCCCATGCCCCTCCCATGGGGGCCAACCGTGTCTCCCACACTTCTAACGTATCCTGACGCACCACTGGCTGCTCCCTATCTGGATACGGGTGAGTTTCACTATGCTTGGTCCAGACATAACACAACTTATTCAGTGGATCGACGAAGACGCAGAGGACGACATCAAATGTGGAATCCATTCTCAGACGCCACAAAAGGCGCAGTCGAAGGCCTTGGTGAAGCGGTAAAGGCCGCTGTTGGCGCATTCAAGGCCGACCCGACCAAGACCCTCGAACTTCAAGCGACTATTGAAGCGGCTACGCTCAAGTGTGTTGGCGAATCGCTCAACGCCGTCAACGCCACCATGCAAGCGGAAGCTAAGAGCGAGCATTGGCTACAGTGGTCCTGGCGACCATTCTTCGGGATAACTGCCTGTGCGATCCTAATCAACAATTATATCCTCCTGCCGTATCTGAAACTGGTCGGTGTGGTGCCTATCGAGGTGCCCTCTGAAGTCTGGCTCATGATCATGGCAGTCCTCGGAGTCGCCGCCTACACACGCGGGCGCGATAAGTAAGTCCCTAGGCCCTCCCTCGCACGGCGAAAGCCAGACACGAGATTAGAGGCCCTAGGCACTCCCCGCCTCAACGTGGGGCGCCCGCCTGTGAGCGAATCACAGGCTCTACTTCGCACGGTTGAACATCGTGCGATTCATGTAGACCTTCCTCCCTCATCTTCAGACTTGGCCCGCTACGGCGGACAACCCTGTAGTAGAGATAGGCCGGTTGTCGAGTCTACGTATTTTTCACTCCTCATTCCTCAATAGGTCTAAACATGTCCGACGCGACAGTTTCCCGTTTGGGGCAGCTCGACGGTTCAGGGTCTACACTGACTCAGAACACCGCACTGTTCCTGAAGGTATTCTCGGGCGAAGTCCTCGAAGCCTTCAAAGAAGTCAACGTAGCGATGGAACGCTCGCTTGTCCGCACCATCTCCAGCGGAAAGTCTGCTCAGTTCCCCGCCACCTGGAAAGCGGCTGCTCACTACCACACTCCCGGTGCGGAGATCGTGGGCCAAGTGATCAAGCACAACGAACGAATCATCAACATCGACGCGCTCTTGCTCGCGGATGCCTTCATCGCCAGCATCGACGAAGCGATGAACCACTATGACGTTCGCGCTCCCTACAAGAACCAGCTCGGCTATGCGCTTTCGAACACCGCTGACAAGTTCTTGCTCCAACTCATGGTCCTTGCAGCTCGCGCCAGCGCCACGGTCTCAGGTGGAGACGGCGGAAGCGAACTGACGAACAGCGACTATGACACTTCCGCCAACACGCTCGTCACCGGGATCTTCGATTCGGCGACAGCCTTGGACGAGAAGTCCGTACCTGACGATGGCCAGCGCAGCGGATTCTTCTCCTCAGAGTCCTACCACATGCTGATCCAATCGGATCGTGCAGTGAACCGTGACTGGAACGCGCAGGAGTCAAACGGCTCCTACAAGAGCGGGAAGATCATGGAAGTCAGTGGCATCCAGATCGTGAAATCAAATCACGTTCCAAGCACTGACCTCAGCGCCATCACTGTTCCGTTGGTGACTGACACGAATACCAACAACACCTACGAAGGAGACTTCTCCAACACCGTAGGCGTTGTGACGCACAAGACAGCGGTTGGTACCGTGAAGCTCCTCGATGTCGCCTTCGAAATGGAATACGACATCCGCAGACAGGGCACGCTCATGGTTGCGAAGATGGCAGTAGGCCACGGCATCCTGCGTCCTGAGTGCGCAGTCGAGCTGAACGTCGCGTAATACTGTTTACAGGATAAATTCGAACAGATTTATACTGTAAACGATATGGACTGAGTGTGATGTCCTTGCCAGTGAGTGCACCACTCCTAAAGCAAGGACCAGTTAACGGTTCGCTACCGACACGACTACATCACTCAGTACCTTCACGGGGGGACATGGCCACAAGCTGTGTCCCCCTTTTTTCCTTTAGGAGCCTCCATGCCATCGCAAGAACGGATGACCACGGACCTTGAAGCCGTGAATACAATGCTCGCCTGCGTCGGTGAATCCCCCATCGAATCGCTGCTTGGCGACCTCACCGCAAATGTTCAGATTGCCGTGGACCTACTGAGGAAAACCAGCCGGGGCATCCAAGCTGCTGGCTACCACTTCAACTCAGAAGAAGACTTTGAACTTTCCCGTGCGACTGACGGCACCGTCACCCTTCCTGGAAATACTCTCGACGTAGACCTCACTGTTGAGGAAGGTCAAGTAGATCTGGTGCAACGCGGCCTGAAGTTGTACGACCGTAAAAATCACACCTATACCTTCTCGTTCAACCCCCATGTGGACATCATCTTCTTTTTGGCATGGGACGAACTCAACGAGCCAAGCCGCCAGTACATCATGATCACTGCGGCCCGACTCTATCAAGACCAGACGGTTGGCTCACAGGAGCACCACCAGTTTGCACTTCTCGACGAGCAGAAGGCCCAGATCGTATTTGAGCAATCGGACGCCCGCAATGAAGACGCCAACATCTTCGACAGCGAGGACATGGCCAGCATCGTTCGCCGCCGACGCCCCCGCCTTCTCAACTTCTAAGGAGCCATAATGTCTCTGGTATCTGACAGCATCCCGAATCTGATCCAGGGCATTAGCCAACAGGCCGACTCTCTGCGATCCAGCACACAGCTCGAACTACAAGAGAATTGCTACTCCTCTCCGGTCGAAGGGCTCACTCACCGTCCCCCGATTGAACACCTGGCGAAAGTCTCCGACACGCCACTCGACGATGCCTTCATGCACACCATCGACCGGACGGCTACGCAGCGGTACAAGATGATCTTGACCGATGGTGCAGTTCGCGTATTTGACCTGACTGGCGACGAGAAGACGATCAACTACAATGACGAGACTCAAGTTCTGATCAGTGATGGAGACGCTGTAGCCAACGGGCAAGTGTACATCCTCTCACCGGCTCCCGGTGAAACGTCCATCGACTTCACAGCCTCCGGTATCGGAACGGCTCAGGTGAAGCTCCAAGGATGGGATGGCGTGGCCTGGAACGATCTGACCACGCGAACTAGTAATGGGACTACCACAGGCGTAGCCTTTGGCAGCTCGATCTGGATTCGTGGAGCCATCACCGCCTACACCTCTGGCACGATCACGCTCACAGCCACCTACAAAGACACTCGCTATCTCCTCTCTAGCAGTCCTAAGTCTCTCATGCGGGCAGTCACAGTCGCGGACTTCACATTCATTGTCAACACCGAAAAAATCCCGGCCTTTACCGTCAACCTCTCTCCAGTGCGCAACCACGAGGGTCTGGTCTTTATCAAGAAGGGCGAGTACGGCAGCACGTATGAAGTGTGGATCAACGATGTTAAGAAGGCCACGTACACAACCAGCGCAACGGTTGTCGGCACACTGGCGACAACGAACATTGCGACGGAACTGTACAACGATCTGGTCGCCGCCTCGATCCCAAACTTCACGTTCGCGTTGAAGGGTTCAGTGATCTGGGCTCAGAACACGGTTGCGGACTTCAAACTCCGAACCGTGGACGCACAGGCCGGGAACTCCCTGCAAGTATTCAAAGACAAGACGGCCCTGTTCTCAGAACTGCCAGCCGAATCCCCAGATGGGTTCCTCATTGCTATCGACGCGGACACCACGAACGACAAGGGGCAGTACTTCGTCGAAGCCGTCGTGAACCAAATCGGCGAAACCTTTGGTCCAGTGACCTGGCAAGAGTCATTGTCAGCAGGTATTCCCTACGCCCTCGACGACCACACAATGCCTTACGCCTTAGTGCGTGAGGAAGATGGGACGTTCACCTACCGCTCCATAGATTGGGGCGACCGCGCCTGTGGAGACGAGAATACGAACACCGATCCATCGTTCGTTGGCGTGACGATCAACGCCGTGTGCTTCTACAAGAACCGGCTTGGATTCCTCGCTGACGAGAACTTCATCTTTAGTGAAGTAGGCGAGTACTTCAACTTCTTCAGAACGACCGTCACACAGGTACTCGACTCCGATCCTGTGGACTCTCGACCGACGACCACGAAGGTCTCTATCCTCAAGCGCGTGGTTCCCTACAACAAGAACCTGGTGCTGTTCTCTGATACGACGCAATTCCTGATCCCTAGTGATACGCCTATGACGCCGAAGACCGTTCGGTGTGACGTGGTGTCCAACTACGGCGGACTCATGGATGTGCAGCCTGTGGACTCGGGGAAGTCCCTCTACTTCATGTTCAGCCGCGATAGTTATGAGGGTATGAACTCCCTGGAAGTCAGCTCAACGAACCAGGACAAATACGAAGCGGAAGAAGTCACCGCGCACGTACCGGCCTACATCCCAGCAGGGGTGTTCTCTCTGTCGTGTTCAACCCTCGCCCACGTCTCGTGTATCTTGACGACGGGCGATCCTGATTCGATCTACGTCTACAAGACGGAGTACTCAGGAGACAAGAGGGCGCAGAACGCTTGGTTCCGCTGGAACCTCAATGATGATACGGCTTCGGCTGTGTCCATCTTGAGTGCAGACTTCATCGACTCCACCTTGTACCTGCTCACGCAGCGCAACGGTGAAGTGTTCCTTGAAAAGATCCAACTCATTCCGAAGCGAGTCGATCCGTTCCACACCTACGTAACCTTCCTCGACAGGCGCATTACAGATGCAGAGCTGGTGAGTGCCGTGTACGACCTTCCAACAAACCGGACGGCACTGACGCTTCCCTACGACATTACTTCCACATCTACTGTGGTAGTGACACGCAGCGTATCCGACAACACTCCGTATGCCCTACCGGGGGCTCAACTCACGGTGACATCGGCAGTGGTGGGGCAACCCATCGTCTACGTGCGGGGGAACTTCTCGTCCAATCCATTATGGATCGGCCAGCGTTTCCTGGGCGAAGCACAGCTTAGTAAGATCTACGTGCGGAAGCAGTCCCCAACTGGCGGGACGACCATCGAAGCCGCCAGTATCCTTCAGCTCCTCAAGGGCTGGGTTGTCTACACAAACTCCGGGCCGTTTACTGTCAGAGTCACCCCTGAAGGGCGATCCTTTAGCGATTACATCTTCACAGGGCGAGTCGTTGGTGACATTAACAACGTACTAGGACAAGTGGCTTTACGTAGCGGGCGGTTCCAGTTCTCCATCCTCTCGTCTAACGAGCGGGTGTTGATCAGTTTCCGTAGCAACTCTTTCCTCCCCTTTCAGTTGGCCTCGGTCGATTGGGAGGGGAACTATACCAAGCGAAGCCAAAGCCGATAAGGAGATCCCTCATGGGTTTTGTACGGGCATACCGTTCTGGGGACGAATCAGATCTTGTCCCCAGACTTCGACGTGCAGACCTTCAGGAAATTCAGGCTGGCAGTGGACAAGATCCTCTGTCAGTCCTTGCAGCGGGGGCAGCGCAATCTGCCCTCGCCTGTACTGTGATAGGAAACTACGGCTACGTAGCCGCAATGTTTGGCATCGTAGACGAGGGAGAGTTCGGAAGAGTGTGGCTAGTTGGCTCGGACGAACTAGTCACCAAACCTTTAGTCCGTCAATTTTTGAGAGAGTGCCCCAAGTTCCTCGACGTGATGTGCCGTCCCTACAAGACCGTAGGTAACGTCATACTCGCTAGTAACTACGTCCACATTCGATGGCTAGCCTATATGGGCTTCACCTTTCACAGGAGGTTAGAGAATTATGGCCTCCGAGGGGAAGCCTTTATCGAGTTTAGAAAAGACGTGCAAGCGCTGCCATGAATCGAAGAGCTTCTCGCAGTTCAATAAAGAGAAGCGACGATCTGACGGCTTCCATGGTGAATGTCGCCCCTGCCAGCGTATTCGTTGGAAGGCCCGCCCAAAAAATTCCACGGAGCAATGCAGAGAACGTCACTTGAAAGAGTACGGACTAACACACGAAACATTTAAAGAACTGTTCGAAAAACAGGACGGAAAGTGCGCCATCTGTAAAACGTCGTCCTTTAGCGGACGTTCAGTGCATCCACATGTGGATCACGATCACTCAACTGGCAGAGTCCGCGGGCTCCTGTGTTCCAACTGCAATACGGCTCTCGGTAAATTTAGGGACTCCAGAGACATGTTACGAGCAGCCATCCAATACTTAGAAAGAGCAGGGTAACTATACGTGTGAGCCAATAACCATGGCGACGGTGATGGGCGGTGCAGCTATGGGGGGAGCGGTGACAAATATAATTGGAGCCAACACCACACGCCAGATGAACAAGGGCTACGAGAACGCCCAGAAGAATGCCCAGGACGATCTGATCATCGAGAACCGTAAACGCGCCACGCACGACTATCTTCGTGAGGTACGCCTTGAACAACTTCAAGAATCCCAAGAGACCTCCTCTGTCTCCGAACAGTCGCAGGACGTTGCTAAGCAAGCTACTGCTGCTAAGGGACAAGCGGTGGCGTCTGCAGCAGAACGAGGTGTCGCCGGAAGAAGTCTTGATACGGTCCTGTCTGACTACGAGTTCCAACAGAACCAAGAGGTCGGGCGACTCCGCGTGAACCAAGAGATGAAGAACGAACAGCACGCCGAACAGATTGCCGGATTCAAAGACCAGTTCGATTACCGCGTAGCCTCCGTGAAACCCTACGTGCCCCGCGTCCAGCCCCCTGTCAATTACTTCGGCCCAATCTTTGGCGCCGTGAGCAGCATCGGACAAGGCGCAATGGGCGCAGGTGTCGGCAAACCCCCAGTACCATAAAGGATAACTCCCATGGCAAGTTTGCCGACTCCAGACTCGATAGGGTCTCTTCCTAGGTCACGCACGGAATTGATTCCAGGTGCGCAGAACGTCTCCGTCTATCAGGGCGGCACGAAGGCCGATGTTCCTGAGCCTCCTCAAGAGAACAGCCTGAGCCAACTTGCTGGTGCGCTTGCGCACATTCAGCCTACGCTGAACCAAGCCACAGGCTACGTCTCGGACATCAAGAAGCAGAAGGACTTGTCTGAGGGCGAGATCGCTGGGCAGAAACTCGCGCAAGACAAGAACGTCAAGGACATCAACGAAGCGGTATCAAAGGGGCTCCTGCCGGAAGGTGCGAGCCCGACATTCAACTTCGCGGCCACGACCAATTTCCTCAAACTCCGTGGCGAACAGTCGCAGATGCGAGCACGCGAGGACTACTACGCCAACGCCGACCTTCGCAACAGCGATGATCCCGCAGCGTTTGACAAGTGGTCTTCGAAGTGGGCATCCGACAACGCAACGGCCACTCTCACAAACGAGGATGGCACACCAAAGTACTCCGCACTCGAACTAAGTAAGTCCAACTTCAACGAGAGAGTTATCGATGGCCTGCGTGGAATCCACTCTGAGCATATTGCGCACAGAGTCTCCGAGAGAGAGAAGTTTGCCGAAGAGACCGCTGGCAACCTCGGAACCACGCGCCTCGAAAATCTACTCGGTACTGGAGACAATCTTATCGCACCGGAACAGCGAAACTACGCCAGCGTAGGACGCGCGCTCCAAGACGTGTACTACAACGCCACGACCGGCCAAGCTGCCTACGGCGGAATGAACAAGAGCAAGGCGAGTGTCGCCATGGCAGACATTATTCTGACCAAGGCGATCACCGAGAACGATCCTGGCATCCTCCAGATCGCGCAGCACATTCAGACTCCGGGTGGAAACCTCGCTGGCACCAAGTACTTCAAGGACAAAGCGGACGATGCCCAACTCAAGATCGCTGGCACCGTCTACTCCAATGCGATTCGGAAGGATCAGATAGGGAAGATGAACGTCGAGGGCACCTTCGACCAGCGGATGGAAACCCATCGCACCAACTTCGAGTACACACAGAACGAGACACAGAAGAAGCGATACGTGGAAGCCGGAACAGCCAAGGCGCTGAACTACACCGATCTGAACCACATGACGCCGCAGCAACTTCAAGAGCAGACGGCAACCCTCAATATGATTCGCACCGTCGATCCAGACTCAGCCATGCAGTTAGAGAATAAAATCTCAGCGGCCCGCGATCACTCACGCACCACGGAGAACAAAGACAAGTTCCCGTTGGCTGAGATGGACACGTGGAACGCGATGCTGACAGATCCAGGGTCGCCGTCCACGAACAAGATGATCGACCAAGGACTCACGGACAAGCGATACGGCGGCGAGGAGTGGAGACGCCTACGCGCAGAGTCAGACAAGATGGGCCAAGATAAGATGAAGTTCGCGCACATCCTTGGCAACAAGCTGTACACGAACCTGGAAGAGAACGTCGGCAAGTCCGTCTACAAAGATCCTGAGCATCCAATGGGGGCCGAATCGGTGTACGCAGGCCAAGCCATGTTCGAATTTCGCATGAAGGCCATCGAGTACGCCACGAAGAACCCGAACGCCAACGCAGTGGAAGTGGCGACCGTCATGGAGCCGCAGCTCGAATCTATCGCCAAGCGGTACAACCAAACTGCTGCTGGCCTCATTGATCAAGAACATGAGATGCAGAAGGGCCGACAGGCTGTCATAGACAACGCCCTCAACGATTCCAAGCCTGAAGTGAAGGCCGCACAAGCTGAACAAGTCAAGAAGGCAACAGTGCAGACGGCTGCGATAAAGGCCCTCGACAAGGGGAAGGCCCCTTCTCCAGAAGCCGAAGTCAAGTTTGCATCATCGAAGAACGAGGCGAGTTATCAGTCGTGGAAGAAACGGTACGCCGGATCAATCCTCACCGATGCCGAGCTTCGGAAGACATTCAAAGAAGGTAAAACACCTACCTTCCAATAAAGGAAGTCAATGGACACGTCCAAAGAAACTCCCATGGAGAAGTTCGATCCGACGTTAGAGACTACACCGTCAGCACCGGGGACATCCCCGGCTCCTGCCGTCACCCCAGATACCTCAGACAACAGTGCTGGCGTCCTCGACACTCTCAAGGATGCTGGCAAGGGTGTCTTGGCCGGTGCCGAAGGTGCAGTGGCCGGTGTCAGACAGACAGCGCGAGGCATTGCGGATGCAACGGGCCTCTCTGATCTGATGGACGACCGTGAGACCAACGCTCAGCCTTTGGAGTCGAAGGCTCCGCAGCCGGAAGGCATCGCGGGACAGTTGACTGCCAGCGTGACACAGGCCGCGCTTGGCTACGCAGTCGGCGGGGTTGCGCTACGTGCAGCCAAGCTCCCAGGCGTAGCTGGAGCCATGGCACAGTCCGCAGTGGGAACTCCCCTCGTGGCGAACGCTGACCAAGAACGTCTCTCGAACACGCTCATGCAGTTCCCGTTTCTTGCACCCATCGTGTCTCCGCTCGCACAAGATCCCACAGACTCCGTGCTGACTTCTAAGGTGAAGGCCGGTCTGGAAGATGTGCTGGCCACAGGTGCAGCCGCTTCGGTGTTCAAGGGCCTGCAGCTCTTATATCTCAAGGCCGCTGGCAAAGGGGCGACCCCCTCTGCCGTGAAGTTGGAGAAGGAAGTTGCCGCCGAAGCTGCGACTCCCGCTTCTAAAGACCTCACCCTCGACCAGGCCATTCCTACGAAGACAATCGAAACGCCAGGACAGAAGGTCCAAGGCTTCGAACAAGTCAAGCTGAACGACCTCTCATTCAAACCGAAGGAGCACGCTGGCCCTATCAATCCAGCGAAGACGGCACAGATCGGCGAAGCGATTCAAACTGACACATCTAAGATGTCGCCTATCACCGTCGAGAAGAACCCTGATGGTTCATTGAACATTATCGACGGGAGACACCGAGTTGAAGCGGCCAAGGCACAAGGCTTCGATACGATTACCGCCAAGATGGTGGGACAAGCCGACGCCCCAACCGCTGTGAAGCCTATCACGCTACAGACCTCGCCCACGGGCGACTCAGGTGTAACCCTGACGCCTGCGGCCTCTGCGAAGTTTCAGAATATCATGGAGAAGTTGGTGATCAAGGATGCCGTCCAAGGCATCTCGAAGCCAACTGTGGGTGTAGGGGAGAGTGCCGCGAAAGTCGGTGCTCCTCTCCGACAAGAGTTCAACCAATCCCCGGCCAACGTCCTCGAATCCCTCGCGCAGCTTGGGAAGTTGACGAAGACTGAACTGTCAAAAGCCAGCCCCGCGTATCGCTCCGTCGATGAGACGAAAGAGTTGGCCGCAATCATGGGCCAGGACCACGCCGAACTCTTGGCGAATCTCAAAGCCTCAAACGCGGGTCTCGAAAACATAGACGCTATCGCCACTGGTGCGCGGCAGTACCTTCAGGTGAAGGGCGCCGAAATGTGGGCGACGGCGAGGAAGTCTACGATTTCTGGAGATCCAGAATCCAAGGCTCTCTTTGCGCAGCAGTTCACACACTTGTCCGAGTTTCAAGCGCAGCTCTCCGAAGTCACGACTCGATTGGGGCGCGGGCTCCGATCCTTTGGTGAAAGCGTAGGACCGTTCGATCCCAAGGCGATTGCCGCCAAGATGAACGATCCTGAGCAGGCTGCGAACCTGGCACGCATCATCCACGCCACAGACGGAAACGTGGATCAGATCGCTCACGTCCTTAAGATGCAACAGTTATCCTGGTTTCAAAAAGCCGTGGGCACGCACAACGAATACTGGACCGGCCTCGGTCTCCTTTCGCGCTTGGCTACACAGACCGTCAACCTGTCGTCTACGGCTCTCAACAGCCTGATGGAACCGGCAGCGATGGTGGTTGGTGGAGTCGAACGAGGCATCACCGGCAGTGGTTGGGCGGAAGCACGCGAAGGTGTAGCAATCTACAGTGGTATGCGCACGGCCTTCTTCGACTCAATGCACATGGCATGGCAAGCAGCCAAGACCGAACATGCGATCATCTCGCAGTCAGGGACGATGGAGCAGCCGACTAAGTATATCTCTGCCCTCACGTACAACATGAACCCCGCGAACATGCCGGGGAAGTTCATCGACCTCATGGGCAACATCACTCGTGCGTCCTTCCGTGGACTCACAGCGGGTGACGAATTCTTCAAGCAGTTGTCCTACCGCGCCAAAGTTTCAGCCACAGCCGCACGCGAAGCCGCAGACATGGTGAAGGCGGGCACGCTGGACAAGACGGGCATTGCTGATCATGTGGCGAAGGCTCTGCAAGCATCTATTGATGAGCAGGGTGTTGCCAGAAGTTCCGACGCGCTCAAGTACGCGGAGAAGGCGTCATTCGTCAATGACCTGAAGGGCTCCACATGGGGCGACTACACGTCGATGGGCGAAGCGATGGCGCGACTCTCTAGTGCCAATCCCCTTATCCGTGGAGTCATCCTTCCGTTCATCAAGACTCCTACCAACGTCACTCGCACGACGTTCGAGTACACTCCCTTGATTGGGCAACTGCGGAAGCAGTTCTACACGGACGTTGCGGCTGGTGGTGAAAAGCAAGCGATGGCGCTTGGTAAACTCACGATTGGCTCAGGTATGTACATCGGTGCCGGTATGCTGGCCCTCGAAGGTCGCATTACAGGGGCTCCTCCAGCTCCCGGCGTAGTGGTGCCTGCCGGTTGGAAACCGTACTCGGTCCGCTTCCAAGGCATAGGCCAAGACGGGGGAGACCTTTTCTTGTCCTACCAACGTATGCAACCGTTCGGGGACATCCTCGGACTCACCGCAGACTTTGCGAAGTCCACAGGCATGCTCGATGTTGATACACGGGAAGGCTTGGCTCACTCAATGAGTCTGGCTATTTCTAAACTTATGACGGCAGACGGCGACACACTCGGCAAGGCCGCGTTGGGCGCTTCGGCTGCCTACGGGAAATCCCTGATCAGTAAGACATACTACAGAAACATGACTGAGTTCTTCTCCACGTTCAGCGGGTACAACAATGAAGCAGCCCTTGTCCGCTGGTTCCAAAATTACACGGCATCCCATGTGCCGGGTGTGCTCTCGCAATTCAACTCGGATGATACGGTGCGCGAAGTGAGATCTACTCTGGATGCAATCATGGCTCGCATACCAGGGCTCTCCCAACAGCTCCCCGCCAAGCGCGACTACTTCGGAAACATCCACGACACCAAAGTAGGATTTCCATGGTCCATCATCCAACCCCTCGCTGCAAGCGAGACTAAGGTTGATCCTGTGATGAACGAACTGAATCGACTGAGCGTGTCCAACGCGCAGACGAAGTTCGACGAACCTGAGCACCTCATGACGATTGCTGGGAAGAAGGTAGATCTCAAGACGGTGAAGAACGCAGACGGAGTAACCGCCTACGACCGTATGAACGAGCTGATGAAGACGGTGAAGCCTGCCGGGAAGACTAGAAACTTCCATGATGAGCTGGATCACGTCATGAGTCAACCTCGCTATCAACTTGGGAAGGACAACGACACGCTGGATGGAAGTCCCTTGTTCGTTGGCTACCGCACTCAGGCTGTCAAGAAGGAAGAAGGCGAGTACCGCAAAGCCGCTCTGGACGCGGTGAAGAACGAGTTCAAGGGACCGCTCGGCATCGAGTCGGCTATGAAGGATCGTATCAACTCGCAGATAGGACGGAAGAAGGTTGGAGCCGGTCTTTGGGACAAGGTGCTCGAACTCAATAAGTAAAACCTCTGGCGGGAGCATACGTGTTCCCGCCACGTAAAGGAACCTAGCATGTATTCTATCGTTGACCTTGTTGGCACAGCAGGGCAATCGAACTTCACGTTCGGATTCCCGTACCTGAGCCAAGATCACATTCACATGTACATAGACGGCATCGAGACAACGGACTTCACCTTCCTCTCAGAGTTCATTGTCACGCTCGATACGCCACTCGTTGCCGACGCCACTGTACGTGTGCGGCGACTCACGCCTATCGCCGAACCAGCGGTAGACTTCACCAACGGCTCGGTCCTTGGTGAGAGTGACTTGGATGCCAGCGCCCTCCAACTTCTGTATGTCGTACAGGAGACGGTTGACATTGCCGATTCCACGATCCAAGCCAACAACGACTTTAACTACGATGCCAAGGGGCACCGAATTGTCAACCTGGCAGATCCCATCGACCTTCAAGACGCAGTGACCAAGCGATACGCGGATGAGCAATCAGGCACTCAAGCGCAGAACGACGCTGTGGAACGTGCAGAAGCCGCCGCAGCAGAGGCCACGCTCGACCTGACTGAGATCCAAGCTATCGACCTCACGAACGTCTCTGAATACATGCGAACCGTATTGGCCGCAGAAGACGCAGCCGCCGCACGAGGCCTACTGGCCGCGCTCACTGGTGTCAGTCCAGTGTTAGAGAACCCGACGATTGTAGGCACGCTCGGTGGATCTGGTTATTTCATTCAAGATGCGACATTAACTGGAACCTTCGACGGGACTTACGAACTGGTAGCACCAACCGTCACTGATCCAGTTGTGACTGCTCCCGAAATTAATGGCAACATCACGGGTACCCCAAACTTCTCCGTGACTCCGACGTTTACCACGCCACTTCCCGGCACGCTCACTGCCGGTACACAGCTAGTGCAAAACCCCTACGCAGTCAGCGCGCAGCCGTCACAAGCTCACGGTCTTGGCGCTGCTCCCAAGTTCATCACGTGGTATCTCGAATGTCTCGTAACCGATCTGGGCTATGCAGCAGGTGATCGAATTGAGCAGATGCCCGACATCGACAACGGCACCACGGTTCGTGGATTCACCGTCAGCTACGACGCGACAACGTGTAGGATCTCAACGCCCGCCACCGCTCCCATAGCGGGAAACAAGGCGTCCAACGTCACGGGAACCATCACAGTGGCCAAATGGAAACTGGTGGTCACGCCATATAGGTTGAACTAATGGCACCCCGTAAACGAAAACAGGCCGTCTCGTCACGCACGCAAGGTGGCGTCAACGATCAAACCTTCGACCTCATCATGGCGCGATTCGACACACTCGAACATCAGAATCAAACCCAACTAGACCTTCTGGAGAAACATGTGGAGAAAGACGACGCTGTTCATAAAGTGGTTGAACGACACGCGGCCTATTGGAAACTTTTTCTTGTGGGCATCCCTCTCGCTGGTAGTGCATTAGGCAAGAAAATGGGGTGGATTTAATGAGCGCACCGAAGAAAAACTCTGCATTGGCTGGCATCCATGCTGGCCTCTGCAAGCAGTACGTAGAACTTCTCAAGGGTGAACCTGTGCGGGATGAAGATGGACACGTCGTCATGCTGAACGGGGAGCCCTTGATGCAGATTCCCACGGCTGCTCACCTGAAAGAGGTCCGAGAGTTCCTGAAGGACAACGGGATTGATGAGGAGCCCACCGAAGGCTCTGAGGTCATGAACGTCGCCAAGGCTATTCGGAAGTACGACGACGCGCCAGATCCGTTCCTGCTCGAAACCACATAACTAGGAGAACTATGCTTATCATGGAGGGTGTTGAGCCTTGTACCTATTGCGGTGTTGCCGCCGATTCCATCGACCACATTCCATCCCGGTGCATGCGAGCCAAACTTATTGCCCTGGGAGAGTACAGTGGGGTTTGGAAAGAAGTCCCAGCTTGTCGATGGTGCAATTCGACCCTAGGCCGATTGGCCCTACTGACGATAGATGCCCGCAGACAGCACATAAAGGCATCACTTCGTCGCAAGTTTAGGAGGCTCCTGAAGGCCCCGATGTGGTCGGAACCTGACATTGCAGAACTAGGAGTTGGGATGCAAGGCTATATGCGCGAAAACATGGAACAATCTAGAGTCATACGCGCTAGGCTGGCCTGGGAGGGGCAAAGGCAGGTGACTTCAGCAGGTGGACCTAAGGCTCCTGACTCAACTGAGAGGCAGCCAGAGGCCTTAAAGAGGCCTTCTCGTACAACATTTGTGGTCAACCATCCAGCAGTGGGTGTTTCCCACATCCAATTCCAACCAGCCGAATGTTGGAACGAGAGGTATCGGCATGGCTGCCATCGACTCGACGGCTAAGTTCCAAGCTGAGTACCCCGACTTTCGAGACTTCCTAGCCGAAGTCTGGGCCTATCTCATGCTCCCCGAACCGAGCTGGATTCAGAACGACATTGCCCGCACGCTCCAGATCGCCCCGAAGCGATTCATCTTGGAAGCCTTCCGTGGAATCGGCAAGAGTTGGATGACGGTTGCCTTCGTCTGCTGGCTCCTCGGTACGAACCCCGACTGGAAGATCCTCGTAGTCTCAGCCTCAAAGTCTCTAGCCGATGAGTTCAGCACGTTCTGCCTTCGTCTCATTCGTGAGATGCCAAACCTTACCTGGCTCTCTCCAGACGATGAGGGCCGTGACTCGAAGATCGCCTTCGACGTGAAGCCCGCTCGCCCTGATAAAGCCCCTAGCGTGAAGTCCCTAGGCATTGGCTCACAGCTCACCGGCTCTCGTGCAGACTATATCATTTGCGATGACTGTGAGATCCCTTCGAACAGCCTGACTCCCGGTATGCGTGAGAAACTGAGCGAACAGGTGAAAGAGTTCGACGCCATCCTGAAACCAGAACCGCATTGCCGTGTGGTGTTCCTGGGGACGCCGCAGACTGAAGACAGCATCTACAACAAGCTACAAGCGCGTGGCTACATCTGCCGTATCTGGCCCGCCCGATACCCGGATGCCAGCGAGAGGGAGGAATATGGAACCCGACTTGCACCGGCTATCGCGGCAAGACTTGAAGCAGCTCACGATCAGCTTGTTGGAAGCCCGACTGATGCAGACCGTTTTACAGAACTGGATCTACGAGAGCGTGCCCTCAGTTATGGAAAAGCAGGCTTCGCACGTCAGTTTCAACTGAGGACTCGACTCTCTGACGCAGAGCGGTATCCGATCAAGATCCACGACCTCATGGTCATGGACTGCGACAAAGAGAAGGCTCCTGAGAAAGTTGTGTGGTGCAACGATCCTGCATTCCTCCTGAACATCGCCAACAACCTGGCCATGGCTGGAGACTTCTTCTACAGACCTATGGCTCTGGTCGGACAGTGGATCGACTACACCGGAATCGTCATGACCATCGACCCTGCCGGAAGAGGCAAGGACGAGACAGGCTATGCAGTCGTCGCGATGCTCAACGGCTATCTCTACGTCTTAGCCTGTGGAGGCATGCAGGGAGGGTATGAGGAACACGTCCTCACAGCCCTTGCAGAGATCGCCAAGAAGTACAGAGTCAAGCAGATCCTCATCGAAGCCAACTTCGGAGACGGGATGTATACGTCTCTCTTCAAACCAGTCCTCGCTAAGTCCTGGGATGTGACAGTCGAAGAAGTCAAGCACTCTGTACAGAAAGAGAAGAGACTCTGTGACTCTCTCGAACCTGTCTTCGCTCAGAAGAGAGTTGTCTTAGACACCTCTCTGATCGACTATGACTACAAGAGTCTGACTCAGTACTCAGGAGAGACAGCGTATCAGTACTCCCTCATACATCAACTGACGAGACTGACGAGAGAGAAGGGTGCTCTTGTCCATGACGATAGAGCTGATGCTCTCTCTATGGCATTCATGTACTGGACAGAGTTACTTGCTGCTGATGCTGATACAGAACAGAGAGACTACAGAGCCATGGCTCTTGATAAAGAACTAGAGAAGTTCATGGATGACACTCTTGGGATCAAAGAAGGAAGTAGCACTCCTCTGTGGTCTACACACATGAGATAGTCTAGCTACTCATGATCCGTAGAGAGTCGAGGCAGAGCCGTAGACTCTTGTAGACATTCCTTCGGATCTCGGCTCTGTCAAGGCTCTGTGCTCATGTAGAGAGGTTGGTTAATAACTTAGGCAGAGTACTCTGCTTTGTCTCTGTTGGTATCTCTGTCTACAGAGTCTATAGACTTTAGACAGAGTCCTTACAGAGTTCTTATAGAGTCTATTCATAGTCTTATTCTTCGCGCGTGCGCGAATAGAGTAGAGGGAGAATGGATGATCTGATCTCTTCTCTTCTCTTCTCTCTCAGAGGAGATAGTCATGCCAGCCTCATTAGAAAAATGCGTCTCTGACGTACAAAAGAAGGGTCATTCCCTATCCAGTGCGTGGGCCATTTGCCGGGCCTCTATGGGCACTGATGTCCAAATACTGGCCAAGGAAAAGAAGAAGAAAAAGAATCCACTTCGAGCCGACTAACAGTCAGAAGGAGGTGCTTTATTCCTATTTATGATTTCAAGTGTAGGACGTGCCATGGGGTCTTCGAGAAGATAGTCAAGTCAGACGTGACCGTCTTAGCCTGCGAACTCTGTCCAGGACACCGCCTGGTCCTGAACCTGGATGAATCGGTTGTGATCCCACAACTCGCAGACAGACAGCTCTCAGTCCCGGCAGCCTTCCGCTTCCCGGACATGGTGACGTTGACCAAGAAAAGGCAGCGAATCAAGGAGCCGATCTGGAGATACCCCGATGGTTCCTATGAGCCGGTGAACCCGTAATGTGGATGCTATTTCTGATCATGACAGGTCTGGTCCAGTCCATGACCTACCTAGAGAAATACCCGACCCTTGAACAGTGTGAGACCGAGAAGGTGCGCATCAAGTCAGAGTTCGACAAGTCGTATCCCAATGACCACGATTATCGCTTCGAATGTATCGAGCGCAAGGTGACCCATGAGCGAACAAATGTTTACTGACATCCTCTACTCCATCCTCGTCGGAGCCGCTCTGGGCTGGGCGACGGGGCATGCGTGGTTGTGGATCAAGACTAAGACAGGGAGGAAATAATGCGAGATCAGGAGCAAGCGATCACGACATTTCGAATTGGTGCGATCCTCATTCTGGGTTTCCTCATGGGCTCGTTGCTCATGCTTGGACTCCTTGTGGCTAGTGCCTTCAGTGAGCCTCTTCCGTTCAGAACTGATCAGTATATTCCCCCGGCGGTCGCGGCCCCACAGACCCCCTGCTATCAACCTAAGTAAAATCCCATGGCGAGTATTAACCAAATACGACAAGACCTGACGATCCAGAACCCGAAGAACGAGAGTCCAGAGTTCATGTCGCAGAACGCGACAACGCAAGTCACCAAGGATGCACAGGCCGCGAACTCGCCCCTCGACCAGCTCGCTCAGATCATGAAGATCCCGATGCCTGCCCCGACAAACCCGTTCTACGTCCCTACCGCACAGGGCACGGCGGTTACGCAGCAGAGCGGGTCTACGCAGGCCGTTGACTCCGTTCGGAAGAACAGAAACCCGTTCGTTGTCCCTTCGGATGAGACCCAGACATACGGACTTCAGATACCGCAGTAGGTGTACACCCCTCGCCTGTGGGATAGACCCACAGGTGGGGCAATGGTAGACTTAGGCATAAGGAGGACACTATGCCAAAACCAATTCTCTTCCACGACATCGACGGTGTGCTCTTCAGTGACTACGGACCACGTGAGACCTTTCAACTGCGCCCTGGCGTAAGGGATTGGCTCGACTGGGCACACGCGAATTTTGATGTTGTGTGGTTGACCTCATGGGAGGAACCTAAGATCAAGACACTACTGACTATGATCTATGCTGACGTAGGCGTCCCCGGTCCACTAGTGAAGTTCCAGTGTGCTCACTGGATGAACTACTTAGACAAGACGGTATGGCTGGCGCGTGCTGTGCCCAAACTGGATGGTCGTGAGTGGTTCTGGATAGACGACATCATCCCGAAGGATCTCAACGGACTCGACCCTGAGAGGTGTGTGTACGTCGAACCGTTCGGTGAACATGCCTTGGTAGATCTCCAATCGTTCTTCAGTGCAAAAGTTTTCCAAGAAAAAATGTCTTAGGGTAGGCGTGGATGGTCCCACGACTGGTTCCCCCATGGCCGGTGGCCGATTGTCGGCAACCCATGGCCGGTCTGAGGGCCACGGACACGTCCTGAGACAGTGGGGATGCCTCGTCTCTTGCCTCAAGCGCGGTATAAGTGGGCGCAATCACAGCCTAGTCCTAGGGATTATATATCCCTTGTGCGATGAATAGCGGGCTATTCGCCTCAACTCGTGCGATGAATAGCGCGTGCTGAATCTTTTGCGTGTCTCTGTCTTAGTCCCTGTATCCTTATTTTTTTTTCGAGGTCAGAGCCTTGACAGAGCGGCGTACAGAGCCCTCGCCAAGTGTGCGACATTAGACACGCGAACTGCTACGTACTCAATTCCAACACACTTGTGGGTTATATGCACGTGTGGAAACACACTTGAGGCATAATCAACACACTTGTCGATGGGCTCTGCCCTAGCTCTATCCAATCAATTCAAGCGCTTGCATTGTGCCAAGCCTTTGGCACGCGCCCTGCAATAGCTAGGCATCGAAAGCGTTGAATGATCCACTAACGGGAGTCAACCATAGGAGGAAGGTATCATGTTTAACTTACTAGCTGCAGCAACCTTTGCAGTGCTGTTGTGGGGCTCATTGCTGGCGAGTGTTGGGTTATCTTTTGTTCTTTTAACGTGCCAGGAAGAGGAGGGCTAGACCATGAGCGACCTTAGAGACGCATTCTGGGCAGTCATCGGGTTTGCAGTGTCGGCTCTGTTAGTTGCCTGTTCAATGTAGAGGGCCATTATTTTAACCGCAACCATCCACATGTAGGAAGGTTGCACACCTAGAGGAGGGCGCGACGATGTTACAACTCAACCAGTTGCCAGCAAGTGTCCACGCAGAGCACGCATGGGCAGGAGTCAGCGACAAGTATAGTTTTCTCTCAACGGCTCATGTGGTAGAGGCCTTGGGGTCGAAGGGCATTCATCCTTATACCTGCAAGGAAAGCTACCCGAGGATAGAGGGCAAGCGTGGATTCACAAAGCACATGCTCCGCTTTAGGCCTGCCAACGTGCCTAAGATTGTTGGCGGGGTACATCCTGAAGTAGTCATTACCAATGCGCACGATACCGCCTCTAGCTTCGCTATTGAGCTGGGCCTGTTCCGCTTGGTGTGTAGCAATGGGATGGTAGTCAGCGCGGGGGCTTTCGAGTCCTTCAGAGTCAGACACGTTGGCGCAACCATTGACAGTGTGTTAGAGGCCACCTATCGAATCATAGACCAGTTCCCGCAAGTTGAGTCAACGGTACAGCGCTTCCAATCCATTCAGTTGACCGACCCTCAACGTGAAGCCATGGCGCAGTTAGCTATGGGTTTACGTTGGGATGCAGACAAGGTGCCGTTCGAGTCGGCGCGGTTGCTGGCCACACGGCGCACGGAAGACCAGGGAAAAGACCTGTGGTCAACGTACAACGTGATTCAGGAAAACCTCTTGAAAGGTCAGAGCATGCGCTATCGTGGCCGATTCTACCACGATGGCGCCTCGCGTAATCCGCGCAGCTCAAGAGAGGTGAAGTCTATCGACTCAGACTTGACTCTGAATCGGGGGCTGTGGGCGATAGCAGAGCAATACGCCACAGCCTAGTGAGTGTGCCTCAGTCAGTCAATGTGCGCAAACCATAGGAGGGCTTTATATCATGGCAGCAAAGAAAAAGACATGGCATCAACACATAGCCGATGCTAAGGCGAATAAGGGCGTATTCAGCTTGGCAGCAAGAGCCAAAGCAAACCGCTGGCCGACGTGCGCAGTGGGGGAGAATGTCCCACAATTGGCATCTTTTGAGATAGGAATGTCTCAGTTCCGTGATACTAGGGGAGCGGTTGGGGTAGTCATCGAATCCCTGGGCTATGCCTTTAACCACGCAGTCCAGCAAGGCAAACCTTACAGCGCAGCACAGTTATACAAGGTAATCAAAAAGCTGATTCGCGACTCCGCAGCTTGAGCCTTGCTAGGTTGGCTTAGGACTAGACAGGAGCCTAGGCCAACTTGTGGAAGGGTAGAGGGCAGTTAACCAAGGGGGGTCTATGACATATTACACGTTTCACAATGTAACTGTCTCGATTCGAGCGGAGAACGGAAAACAGGCCTATACCAAGCTGTGCGATATGTTAGTGCAAAATAATGACGGGGACTGGTACACGGACACGTTTTCAGAAGAGGATAGTCAGCCGAGATCGACACGGGAATTGTTTCCTGAGCCAACCATCTAGGGGAGTTTCTAGAGATATGCAAGAAAGAGGGGATACTATGATCGCACCTGAGACCTTTTGTGAAGTCTGCAAGCGCGTTAAGTGGGGGCAGTGGCAAGTCCTCCCTTTTGGGAAATGGCGCCATGCCGAATGCTACGCCGGGTCGAAGGAATGGCTAGCCTACTATGCGACCCTCACAGCTCCGACTAATGAGCAGAAGTATATTTTCAACGCGCAGCAAGTCAAGACAGAGCCGGAGACAGAGCCTATAGCAGAGGAGTAGTCAGAGTTTTTTTGTTCTCAACCATCCACCTGTAGGAGGCATGCAATCATGACTAAGAAAGACTTCATTGAACTCGCCAATGCGATACAGGACCACAACCGGTTCGCCTCGAATGGTTACGGAGAAACGGCGTTCACCTCGGATCAACTGCATACTATCGCTAAGTTCTGTAAGTGTATGAACGCGCAGTTTATGGAAGATCGTTGGCTAGGGTACATCCAGGGGACTAATAGGCCTAACGTAGGGAGAATCTAATCATGGTGATCGACTGCGAATGTAGGAGCGACTTTGACGAACCTTGCACGGCTTGTGCGCAGGAAAACCTCGAACGAGGAGTAGAGGCGGCCATGCTGCGGGCAGAGTTAGAAATGGACCTAGAGGAAGTCTACTAAAGGGAATTAACAACGCGCCACTGAAGTAGCAACACCCCGTTCGAAGGGCATGCTCTCACCCTTCGGTAGGATAGCGGGACAACCAGGGAGCGGGGTATAATGCAGTACCAGGAGGCATGCACCATGAAGCGATCTAGCAAACCATAGAGAGCCGAATACAGAGTCCGTTGGGAGATTGTGGTGAGAGCTAACAACCCACGGCACGCCGCGCACATAGCCCAAGGGGGTACAGCGGCAGATCGATGGAACAGCCGGAACATTCACGGTCCAAGAGATTGGCACGGCCAACTTGGTAGACCTGAATGACCGGGAGAACGACGAAGCAATCTAGTCCAGCACAGAGCCCTGGACCTGGGAAGCAGAATGTAGCCGCCAGTGGGCGGGCACGCCAGGGCTCGATGGTAGACTAGAGCAGCAAAATGTCGTCACCAAAAGGAGGTAGCCCTATGGAATTAGCAAGGACTCAACGGGTTGCATCGCTCGCGTGTGCAGGTCTTATCCTTGCAGTGGTGACCGGCTGCGCCACGCCAGGGCGCTTGGCAGAGATCGACGCGAAGTATGATCGGATTCTGGCGGTTGACTGTGGCGGGAGCAAGCAAGTCTGTGGACTCCAAGAGCAGAACCGACTCAAGGAGAAAGAATACGCCAACAGCCCAATGCACCGGCTGCGGAATTGGCTTGGAATGGGAGGAGGTGGAACAGGTAGCTCAACGAGCTACATCTACATCGTGAACTAGCTAGTGAGGGGAGTCTGACCGGGCCGCACGCCGTCACGCGGTAGTGAGTACAGCGTAACAGCCTGGAAGCTCAACGCGAGGAAACCACGTTGAACTTTAGGAAAAGGAATAAACCCATGAACGCAGCACCTAGACAGGATGACCACGTTCAGGTACAAAGTCTCCCAGCAGCTCAACCTGGGAGTACTGACATCATGCAGCAAGAAGAAATCGCAGCTCTTAAACGGTTGGCTAAGGTGATAGAGGCCATGCGAGCAATCGACGAACAGCTCCCTATTCAGACGTTGGGCGCATTGTTAGCAATCGCCCTCAAGGAAGGGCAGAGCGTGTCAGAGCTAGAGAAGGCGCTCGGCATGGCGCAATCTAGCATGAGCCGCAACATCGCCTATTTGTCCGATTGGAAAGCGACGAAGAACGCAGCGGGCCAACATCTTCCAGGTCTGAAACTTGTCGAGTACCGGCAGGATCTTGAAAACTTCACCAAGAAGAATGTCTATCTGAAAAAACTAGGCCGCAGTGCCATCGAGCATGTGGTCTATATTTTACTAGGAGGCGACAAGCCGCATGGACACAGCACGTAACATCCACTCACGAGGAACTGGGAAGGGCTACCAAGTCAGCTTGATGAAGAACGGCGTGCGCCAACGAGTAAGCTGCAAGTCCATCGAAGAGGCCATGAGCGTGCGGGCGAAGCTGGAATTAACAACGGACGCAATGCCCGCCGATCAGTGGACGCTCAAGCATGCCTTCGAGACGGTCTACACGAAAGTCTGGGCGAAGGGGAAGAATGCCACGCACAGCTACCGCCATGGGCACGAAGCGGTTTTGTTCTTCGGTTCGAGCACGCTACTCGACGCCATCTCAACTGACAAGGTGGATGCGTGGATCGCCAGGTTGGAGCAGATAGGAAACAGCAACGCGACAATTAACCGGAAGCTGGCGACACTATCCAAGATATTCTCTTTCGCGCACCACAGGAATAAGGTGGCTAACAAGCCGCACTTCGAACGGCAGTCGGAGCAGGGCAACGGGCGCGTTCGGTTCCTGACTCAGGAGGAAGAGGCACAAGTGTTGGAGCTGCTGAGTCGGCGCGGGAAGGACTGCCATGCTGAGGCCGTGTGTGTGCTGGTCGATACCGGAATGCGCCCCTCAGAGCTGTGGCGCTTGGAGGGCCGGGACTGCGACCTGGACAGAGGCGTAGTCGTGATCTGCCAAACGAAGAACGGCAAGCCGCGCTCAGTCCCTATGACGCAGCGCGTGAAGGACATTCTTCGTCGCCGTAGTGAGTGGAAAAAGGTTGGTCCTCTGTTCCCCCACGACAACCACTGGATGGAGCAGCAATGGGACAGAGCCAAGTCAGAGATGGGCCTGTCCGCTGACAAGCAGTTCGTCCCCTATGCCCTTCGGCACACATGCGCGAGCCGCCTTGTCCAACGGCGTGTTCCGTTCCTGGTAGTCAAGCAGTGGATGGGCCATGAGTCTATCCAGATGACAGAGCGGTACAGCCACTTGAGTCCAGACAACCTGTTCGATGCAGTCAAAGTCTTGGAGGCTTGCTAACATGGCTATTTGTCCACGTTGTTCTTACAACATCCTCACGCCCAGCCTGACGCCTAGTAAGGAAATTGTGTGTTCGGCGTGTTACTATCTCGAACTCGTGCAGCGGCTTAAAACGCATCCAGAGAAGGACGCAGGGACTAATATCCCTTCGGGATTCTTGAGGCAAACTTGAGACAAATGAGGCAGAAAATGAGTGCAGGCGTGGCGGAACTGGTATACGCAAGGGTCTTAAAAACCCTTACCTCTCAAGGGTTTGCGAGTTCGACTCTCGTCGCCTGCACCAGCGGGAACGGTCTTAAAATCCCCACGGTTCTGCATGCACATGTAGGGGAGTCACGTAACTGGTTGTTATCCAACTGGTTCAGTGGCTCTCCTTTGTTTTGTCCGCACTCATCCACATGTGGATCGCGTCAGAGCGTGAGGCAAAAGTTGAGGCAATGGTTTGCCTCAAATTAACAAAGGAGGGTTCGCCATGACACCAGAACAGGAGGCATTTTACAGCAAGGAAAATCTGGAGAAACTACGCAAACAGTTAGCAGTGGAGCAACGACGTTGGGAGAACTACAGCGGGAACAATCCCAACTTCAACCGCTCCGAGATTCGGGGACTTCGGGACATGATTGCAGTTATCGAATCGGTTTTGAAACGGCAAGGTGTGTGATTTATACAATGTGTGCCGCTTATAGACTACTCAAACTTTTCTAAGGAGACCAGCCATGGACGACTTTGAAAGAGAACTCATCCTCGAAGCAGAGATGATTGGCCTAGGCCGCTCTCGGATGTGGTCCGCCGTCTCCAAGGCCAGGGAGGACGAGGCCGAGAGTCAGACCAAATATGCACACCGCATGATGAGCGGCGATGGCAAGACGCCTGGGGACCTGGAATTTTTTATTGTAGCTGTCACTAAGTTTTTGAAAGATGCCAAGGGTACACCTGGTCGGCATCATTCACTGGTACCAGTTCTGGAGCAATTTGACAGCCCTGCTGTGGTGGCCTTCATTGCTCTCAAGGAGATTTTTGACTGCATCACGAAGCGAAAAGATCTGACGCACACGGCAATCAAGGTAGGGAAAGTCCTGGAAGATGAGCTTCGGTTCAAGAAGTTCGAGACCGAAAATCCTGCCTTGTGGGGCACGCTCAAGCGCGATCTTCATGAACGAAACGTCACCAATCTTCAGCGGAGACGAGGCATTCTAATTCATGAGATGTTGAAGGACGCTAAACAACGTGAGGCGATGGTGTGGCAAAAGTGGACGGTGGAAACTCACCTTATTCTTGGCCTTCGTTGCATCGACCTCTTGGAGCACTCAACGAATCTGATTCACACGCGCCTACGTCGCAAAGGCAAAAAGACCATTGGAAAGATTGAGGCTACGACTGAAACGCTGGAGTGGATTGCGGGATTCATGGAGCGTGGTGGCATTATCGCACCCTGCTTTCTGCCAACTGTGATCACGCCTCGTCGCTGGAAATCTCCAGTTGGTGGTGGGTATCACTTGAAGACCCTCAACTCCCTTAGACTGGTCAAGGTAATGGGGGAGCGAGGCAATGACTACCTGAAGATGTTGGCGCAGAAGCCAGAGCAGATGCGTGGAGTCTATAACGCTGTCAACACAGTCCAGTCTACTCCTTGGACAATCAACAAACCAGTTTTGGCTGTGATGCAGCAAGCGATGAAGGCACAACTAGAAATTGGGAAAGCGCCTATGTGTCTCGCATCAAAGGATGCTCAGGACGCCGATCTGGATGCGAAGATGCCACTTCCTAGTAAGCCAGCAGACATTAAAACAAACGAGGACGCCCGTAAGGCGTGGTCACGCGAGGCCGCAAAGATGTACGAAAAGCGCGTAAAGGCGCTAAGTAAGTCGCTGCAACACGTTCAGCTCATGTGGCTGGCTGAGAAGTTTCAGGACGAGCCGACCATCTACTTCCCCATGCAGCTAGACTTCAGAGGGCGCATGTATGCGGTGCCGTCGAACCTGAATCCGCAGGGCACAGACTGTGCGAAAGGACTGTTGCAGTTTGCGCGGGGTTGCAAGCTGGGGAAGTCCGGCTGGCGCTGGCTGCATATTCACCTGGCTAACATGTGGGGAGAGGACAAGATCAGTTTCGATGAGCGGGAGCAGTGGGCCGTGGAGAATTATCACTGGATTGTTGATTGCGTTCATGAGCCGTTCGAGCATCGTGAGTGGATGAAGGCTGACAAAGGGGAGAAGGCGTGGCAATTCCTGGCCGGTGCTATCGAGTTGGTAGCCGCAGTAGAAAGTGGGGACTATGAGAATTTCTTCTCACATCTTCCAGTCACAGTGGACGGTACGTGTAACGGGCTACAACATTTCTCGGCCTTGCTTCTGGACGAAGATGGCGCTATTTCTGTCAATCTAAAACCATCGGACCTTCCGCACGACATTTATCAGATTGTGGCCGATAAGGTTCGGATGCGGTTTATGGGTATGGCAGACAACACGCTTGCGAAACTATGGCTAGCATGGGGCTTCGATCGGAAGGCAACGAAACGCGCCGTGATGATTGTGCCCTACAGCGGGACCATCTTCGCTGCTAAGGATTATACCTTAGAGTATCTTCAGAGTCGCCCGAACTGCCCGTTCGAGGAGGACGATGAGATCGAAGCCGCAGACTTCTTTGCCTTACATGTGTGGTCGGCCATCGCAGAGACCGTTGTGTCAGCGCGGCAAGCGATGGACTGGTTTCGTAAGTTAGCCCAAGCAGTCACTGCGAAGAATCAACCCATGCAATGGACAACACCCATTGGGTTTCCAGTACAGCAAGACTACCGGGACTCCGAGCAGTATCGAGTCCACACTCGGTTAGGTGAGGGAGTAACTTTTCGTCCGGTGCTGCTCAGGGAGACTGACCTTCTCGATAAACGTAAGTCAGCCCAAGGGATTTCTCCTAACGTCATCCATTCCCTTGATGCTAACTGTCTCATGCTGACGGTGAACCGATGTAAGGACGAAGGAGTAGAAGACTTTGCTATGGTCCACGATAGCTACGGGGTATTGGCGGGCCATATGGAGACTATGTATATGGCCTTACGGCAAGCCTTTGTAGACAGCTACCAGCATGACGTGATGTCCGCATTCGCTAAGTCCAGCACGGCGCGACTCACGGATAAACAGCGGGGGAAGTTACCAGTAGCGCCCGCCAAGGGCAGCTTCGAACTCGAATCGGTGAAGGAGAGTAAGTATTTTTTTGCGTGAGATCATCCACATGTGACATCAACCCACAGGAGGAACCTATGACAGTATTTCTGGGAAACTTCATGTACGCCGAGTTCATCCGTAGCAAGCACGGCAATCTCGTCAAGCTGACAGACACCGATGGCTGTGGCCGCGTGCTCGATACCATCCAGCTTAATGCTGAGCAGGTGATGCAAGTGATTAAGGGCTGGGGCGAGGCGGACCACGTAAAGATCGGAGGGACCGACTGATGACCTCTAGGACACCGGAGCAGGCCCTCCAAAATCGAGTGTGGGAACTCGAAACTCGCGTGAAGGATCAAGCCAAGATCATTTACGTGTTGAATAAACTCGTAGTGGATCTTCAGAACTTAGCCAAGCGGCATTCATGTGTTCTACCACGAAAGGACTCTGACTAGCATGTGGATCTTACTCGCCCTGTTTTTGAATGCGATGCAGACAGAGATCGTAGCCGTCCCCATGGACGTGTTTTCAACCGAAGCCGAGTGCCAAGTGAAGTACGAAGTAGCCAATGCCCAGATAGCGGACCATGTCTTGAAGACCAATGAGTCCGTGCGCGTCATGTGTATCGAACTTCAACCTACCAAAAAGAAGGTGATCTGACATGGCACGAGTAAGTACCCCTCATAGAGTCGTGGACGAAGGCCGCACTGGTCGAATCGTAGCTCGACGTGCATTACGCCGTGGCCTAGGCAACCCGAAGAAGCGAGCGCGTGATCTAGCCGAGCTGCTTCAGGAAATGTTCTTCAAAGGCGTTTTACAAGGGAGGCAACTTGAAAATATCCGAATCACCTATGCGACGGCGGGGATGGAGTATGGGTCAGACTATCCTATGGCTGATTCTGGTCTTTCTAGCACTCTTACTCATGTTGATCCCGCTGTGGCGACTGCATACGAACCTCCAACCCTGGACTATCCAAGCGGAGAATCTGAATCCACCCCTGCCTAAGTTTTCTGTGCGCGACTGCTTCCAACACAACGGTATCCGTGAACCATGGGAGACCAGTCTCCCTGACGGGATAGTCGTGCTCAAAGGCTACAACAAATACCTAGTCATGTTTCAGCGCGAAGCTGAGAGGTCTGGAGGAGGGACCAAGTTGGGAACTGACATTACATTCGAAACACTGGACCGCGACTTTCATCCTATCGCGTGTCCGCAAGCCTGGAGGACTCATGGCCGTAAAACACATTGAGGCGTTTCAGCGCTACTTCACTGTCCACAAATGCACCCTGTATCACGACGATATACGCACGCTGTTCGGCCTGCCCCGACGTAAGGGCTCGATCACTGCCGTCGAAAATCAGTACGGTAACATTTCGATCACGTTCGAAATCAAGAGCAACAAGTTCACCAAATACAAACTCACTGGAGGAAAATAACCATGGCAGAGAAGAAGAAATATCCGATCTACACGAGCCCCAAGGGTGTCGCCAAGTACGTCAACCTCAACAATCCTCAGACTTCTATCAACATCAACGGGGAAGCGAAGCCGGTTGATCCCAACTACAGCGTTACGCTGCTGGTTGATCCGAGCGATGCGACCACGATTGAGTTCGTGGAGACCATCATGAAGATGCACACCGACGCCTTGGCTGCGGAGCGCAAAGCAAACCCGAAGAAGAAGTACAAGGACGAGGGGATCGTCAACATGATCTCGGACGAAACTGACAAGGACGGTTCGCCTACTGGTAAGACCGCTCTGAAGTTCAAGCACAAGGCATCCGGTGAGCGCCGGGACAAGTCCGTCTGGACCTACAAACCAGCCTTGTTCGACGCAGCCGGAAAGCCATTGCCTTCTGGCGTGGTGATCTTCGGTGGCAGCGTGCTGAAGGTGGCCTACGGAGTGAAGCACACCCCGATGCCAACTGGCTCCTTCTACACCAGCTTGCAGTTACAAGCAGTGCAGGTACTAGACCTCAAGTCTGAGTACGTCAAGGAGGCCTCTGCTTACGGATTCTCGTCTGAGGAAGGGTACATGGGCGAAGGACAAGAGAACGCTTTCGGTGAGCAGGCTACGACTGACGAGGCTGCAAGTGCGGCGGCGTCCACAGACTTCTAACCCCTATCGACATATCAAACGTGAGGGAGGGAAACGTAGCGGCTTGGAAACCCAGGTCGCTGCGGACCTCACGCTTTGTCATGTCGAGTTCAAGGGGGAGAAGGATATCGATCTCATCGAGTATCGCAACAACCTCGTCAAGAAATATCACCCTGACTTCGAGTTGCCGAATGGCATCCTCGTGGAATGCAAAGGGTGGTTCCGGGTTGACGACCGGACCAAGCATCTCTGCATCAAGGCGCAGCACCCGGAGAAAGACATACGGTTTGTCTTCTCTAATCCCAATGCCAAGATCACGAAAGGATCAACGACAACCTATTCCATGTGGTGCGACAAACACGGCTTCAAGTGGGCCAAGAAGTTTGTCCCTACGGAATGGTTTGGACCAAAGGAAACGCTATGAGAACAGCAACAGACTACATCGTAATCCACTGTGCCGCCACGCCTCCTCAGATGGACGTGGACATTGCCACCATCGCGGAATGGCATAAGGCACGTGGATTCGCAACCGTTGGCTACCACTTCTTCATCAAGAGGGAGGGTACACGGCAAACAGGGAGGCCGATCAATGAAGTTGGCGCTCACGTTGTTGGCTACAACCACAATTCGGTGGGCGTCTGCATGGCGGGCGGCATGGACAAAGATATGCAGAAGCCAGAAGACAACTTCACCCCAGCCCAGTGGACCACGCTCCTTATCACTCTGCGTGAGCTGCACGCAGATTATCCTAGGGCAGTCGTTGTCGGTCATAGAGACCTCAACCCTGACAAGGCTTGTCCATCATTTTCAGTCAGCGAATACGTTGGCGATAAACCCGAACTGTCACCAGAAGTTTAGACAGTTCCTACCAAACTTCAAGGAGGGGAAATCATGAGTATGTCCAGAGTCATTGCAGAAGCCATTGCACCTACCATCAACGCCGCCAGTCAGAACGGGAAGATCCTCTTGCACCTTCTCAAGAATGGCAGCATCACGCAGGTAGAAGCGCATGAACTCTACCGAGTCTATCGCCTCGCCTCACGCATGACCGACCTCAAGAACCTGGGTCTCTCTGTGATGAAGAATCACAAGATCGACAACACGGGTGTCCGCTATGTCGAATACTCCTTATAGCCCGACGACACAACCACGTAGGGAAATCCTCGTGATGTACCTTCGACTAAAGGTGGACGAGGAGGACTGGCACGGCGTAGCAGACGCGGCAATGGATCTGCGTGACATGGATTCCGAACGACTCGGTTACAAGAGAGGATGGAAGGATGCCAGAAAACAAGGAGGAGTCTGAGTTCGTCGCACATGAACCGTGTCCTGAATGTGGGAGCAGCGATAACCTCGCCCGCTACACCGATGGACACGGCTTTTGTTTTGGGTGCAACTACTACGATCACGCCGATGGCGCGACTGGTGGTGGTTTAGCCCCTTCACAAAATGTAAACCCTGAGTTGATCCATGGTGAATATCTTGAACTGAAGAAGAGAGGGATCAATGAGAAGACAGTTCGTAAATTCGGATACATGGTGGGATCTTTTAACGGGTCGCCAGTCCACATCGCGCCCTTCCATGACGAGAAGGGAGTCATTTGTGCTCAACACATCCGGTTCCCGAACAAGGATTTCATCTGGCTTGGTGATCCTAAGTCAGCAGGTCTTTGGGGGCAACAACTCTGGCGTGACACGGGGAAGATGGTGGTTGTTACTGAGGGCGAAATTGACGCTATGTCCATTTCACAGCTTCAAGACAACCGTTGGCCTGTGGTATCGCTTCGAAGCGGAGCAGCAGGCGGAAAGAAGGACATTGCTAAGGCGATTTCTTGGCTTGAGGGATTCGAACAAGTCGTGTTTGCCTTTGATATGGACGAGCCAGGAAAGAAGGCTATGGCAGAGTGTGCCGTCCTCATCACTCCCGGCAAAGCAAAAATCTGGAACCTGCCCCTCAAAGACGCCAACGAGATGTTGGTTGCCGGAAGAGCGAAGGAACTACTCGATGCCATTTGGGGAGCCAAGGTGTACCGACCTGATGGAATCGTCAGTGCCGAAGATACCTGGGATCTCCTCATGGCAGACGACCCAAATGGAGGAGTGCCTTATCCCTGGCGGGAACTTCAGGAGAAGACCACCGGCATGCGGATCGGGGAAATTGTCACCATTTGCGCAGGCAGCGGAGTCGGCAAGTCCCAAGTCTGCCGAGAACTCGCAGCTCACCTGGTTTGTCATGGGGAGAAGGTGGGTTATATCGCCCTCGAAGAAAGCGTCAAGCGATCCATCCGTGGCCTCGTCAGCATCTTCGTGAACGCACCGTTGCACCTACCGAACGTGCGCCAATCCATAGCCGTAGACGACCTCAAGGCCGCGTGGGACAAACTCGCGTCCAAGGTCTACTTCTATGATCACTGGGGGAGCCTCGATGGAGACAATCTGTTCCATCGTATTCGCTATCTCTCTGTGGCTTGTGGTTGCCGTTGGATTGTGCTGGACCATATTAGCATCGTGGTCAGCGGTGATAAGGAAGGGGACGAGCGGCGGAACATCGACAACCTTATGACCACGCTTCGGTCGATGGTGGAGGAGTTAGAGATTGGCATGCTGTTGGTGTCGCACTTGAAACGGCCAGATGGCAAGCCATTGGAAGAGGGCGGGAAGACTTCGCTGGCGTTACTCAGAGGGAGCGGCAGCATCGGCCAGCTCTCCGACATTGTGATTGGACAAGAGCGTGATCAGCAAGACGAGGAACGCTCGCACATCACGACGCTCCGCATTCTGAAAGATCGCTTCGCTGGCAGCACCGGATTGGCCGGGGAGCTGCACTACAACCGCATGACCGGGAGACTGGTCGAAGGAGAATCAGATGGAGCACCAGGAATCCAAGTCGCTGGAAGCTCTGACTACTGAGATCACGATGAAGGCTACCGCTAAGGTCTGCCAGGGCTTTACGCCTTGGCGGATCGAGGCGATTGCTGTCCCTCTGGCCGAAGCCTTGGTGGATATTGTGATCAGTCAAGGCAACACAGCGCTGAAACATCCACCCGTGACAGTCTCGAACTACATCACGTTCGAACTGTGGAACCAAATCCTCGACGAGATCGCCAAGGAGATCCCTTGTGCCGACACAATAGAGATCATAGGGCGCGACCTCACCCGTGCCCAACGTGCCAGGTTCCTTGCAGGAGAATGGAGGGCCAATGGTCAAGCCAACGACGACCCTCGCCGTTAGAGACATTCAATCCCACGTTCTTCAGCTCTGCGACTACGTAGACGACATTTACTCAGCGAGAGCGCACGACATGCTCATAGATTGGAGCACCGTTCGTGCAAAGGCAAACCAAGTTCGAACCATCATCTTGGAGGGCAAATGATATTCCACATTCTCACTGCGGTTTTGTTCCTGCTGAAGATCCTCGACGTTATCAGTATCTCATGGTGGCTGGTGCTCGCACCGTCACTTGTGATGTTCACCCTCTCTGGGCTCGTGATCGGCGGCGTCTTCATTCTCTCATTGTGGGCCGCTTGGGGAAAAAATTAACTGGAGGAAACACCATGAGCTGGCACTACCAAATTCGTCGAAAGAGCGTGAAGGGCTCGACTTCGACCACGCCGTACTACGAGATCGTCGAAGTCTACAACCGTCCTTATGGTTACACAGAAGGACCGAGTAGTCCGCTAGGTGAGTCCCGTAGAGGGTTGATTAGAGACCTAGAAATGATGCTGCACGACGCTAAGAAATATCGAACTTTAATTGTAAAGAGGTGACACATGGCAGGGTTAATCTTCGACATCGAATGCAACGGCTTTCTCGATACCGTGACAAAGGTTCACTGCGTTGCGGTGATGGATGAAGCTGGCGGGGAAGTCCGTTCGTTCGGTGGGAAGACTGACGAGAAGATTCGAAATCTACTCACCCACCTGGAGGACGCGCCGGTCCTCATCGGCCACAACATCATCGAATTCGACATCCCTGTGCTCAAGAAGGTGTATCCGTCCTTCAACCCGAAGGGGGCGTTGTGGGACACACTCCTTGATTCGCAGACGATCTGGCCCGACTTACGCGACAGAGACTTCCACACGCGACGGAAGAATCCAGACTTCCCCGCGAAGATGGTAGGTATGCACAAGTTAGAGGCGTGGGGCTTCCGACTAGGCATGTTGAAGGGCACTTACGCGCAGAACGCACCGAAGGGGGCCGATGTCTGGGCTGAATGGTCCCAAGAAATGCAAAGCTATTGTGAACAGGACGTGAGGGTCAACCATAAGTTGTACCAAACGATTCGTGGTTCAGAGAAGTTCAGCCAAGCTGCCCACGACTGCGAAATGGAATTCAAGCAGTATCTCCTGGATCAGGAAAAGGAAGGATTTCCATTCGATGTCAAAGCGGCAACCGAACTCTACACTGAACTTGCAGCAGAGCGTGCCGGTTTGGAAGCAGAACTTGCCGGAGTATTTCAGCCGTGGACTCAGACCATCGACTTCACCCCGAAGCGTACCAACAAGACGAAGGGATACGTGGCTGGAGTCGTATTTAAGAAGACCAAACTTGTCACGTTCAACCCTCGTAGCCATAAGCACATTGCTGATCGGTTGACAGTGGTACGTGGCTGGAAACCGGAGGACTTCACAGAGACCGGTGCACCTGCAACGGACGCTGATGTTCTTGAAGTGCTTGGCAAACAGTGGCCGGAATGCGCGACGTTGGCTAGACACGCTGAGGTACAAAAGATCATCGGCATGGTTGCTGAGGGGAAGAGTGCCTACCTCAAGAAGGTCTCTCCTGACGGCAGACTACGCGGGCGCGTGAGTACGTGCGGCACGGTCACAGGCCGGTGCTCCCACAAGGAACCAAACTTAGGCAATATCCCTAGACGCTCTACTCTCGGAAAGCGGGTGAGGAAATTGTTTACGACTATCCCTGGCTACAAGTTAGTGGGGTGCGATGCGAAAGGTTTGGAGATACGAATGCTAGCCCACTTCTTGACGCCGTTCGACGGAGGTAAATACGCGAAGCTGGCAGTGGAAGGAGATCCACACTTGTTTCACATGGAGCTAACAGGTCTTCCAGACAAGGACACGACAAAGACCTTCTTCTACGGCTGGCTGTACGGCGCGGGTGACGGAAAGATTGGGTTGATAATTTCCAAGGGAGCAGCGGCAGGTAAAAAGTTGCGGCTCATGTTCATGAAGCGGTTCCCGGCGTTGTCGAAACTGAAGGACGCGGTGAGCCACAAGGCTACGATGGCTGGCTACATTAAGGGACTAGACGGGCGGCACATCCAAGTGCGGGCTGTCTACAGTTCTCTGAATTACCTCTTGCAGTCAGCAGGAGCTTTAGTGATCAAAGAGGCAACGTGCATTTTCAATCGTGAACTGAGAGCGCGTGGCTACTACCAATCGGGTGTGGCTCGCATGGTCGTTCACGTTCACGATGAGTGGCAGACTTTAGTGAAGGAGGGTCATGAAGAAGAGATTGGAAAACTTGCAGCCGATAGTATCAGACTCGCAGGAGAACACTTCCATCTTCGGTGCCCACTCGCAGGAGACTTTAAGTCGGGTGCAACGTGGGGTGACACGCATTGATAAGAAGGGAGTGGAGCGCTATGTGGGCAACGGGTATAGCGTAGAGAAGGCCAAAGTCTCCTCTAGAAATCATTATGTTAACAATCGAGAGTCCGTTATTTCGAGAACGAAGTCCTACAACAAAACCCACATGGATCAGACTCGAAGGATAAACAGAAATTGCAAGAGTCGGGTAAGGGCTTACTGCGTCCAGAACTTGGGGGATAAGTGCCTACACTGTGGTAGTGAAAGCAATCTAGAGTTTGACCACTGGTTTGATAATGGTTCTTCTCATCGTAAAGCTTATGGAGGAAATAATCGAACGGAGGCCATAGTACGCTGGATGCTGGACACCCCTCTCTCAGAAGTCCTCCACGGCAAGTACGCCATCCGTCTTCTCTGCAACGAGTGTCACCGAACCAAAGACAAGTGGGCCTATCCGTTGGCCCTCAATGATCCACTAACAGGAGGTATGCAGAAATGCGCGAAGGATATTTCCCCTGCTTCACACGAATCCAACAACGTGTCTTCCGCACTGGAGGCCGCGTAACAAACCGCTGCTTCACAGACTCCGTACTCCCGCGTGATCCACAGGTGAAGAGGAAGAGGAAGGCTATGACCGAAGCGGAAGCCCAGGCCGTGATCAAGTTGACCGGCCACAAGTGCTTCCTGGAAGAGAGGTTCGTCTAATGGACCATGACTTCACCTTCGAAGAAATCCAGCTTGGTTCTACCGTGACGTACCGGGGAGCTGGCGGGTTCATGAAGGACGGCAGAGTCGTAGCGAAGAAGCAGGCACTCATTAGGGTGTGGGCTCCACTAGCTAGTGGCCAACATGGAATCATCGAGAAGTTGCGCGTCAGCATCACACTCAAACAAAAGACCGCATACGGTACGACTCGCGTGACCCTCACGCAGTTCAAGAATGTGAGGTCAGTCGTATGAAAAAGATTCTGCTCATCGACGGCGACGTGCTTGTCTATAAGACAGCCTTCGCCTCGGAGCGCGTCATAGACTGGGGCGACGGCCTTCATACGCTGGACTCCAACTCGGAGGAAGCGTGCCAATCGGTGGATGCGCAACTCGCATCTATAAAGCAACTACTAAAAGCTGACGAATTAGTAGTTGCACTCACCTGCCACGACACGGTGAATTTCCGCAAGTCGTTCTTCCCCACCTACAAAGATAACCGAACGGTGAAACGCAAGCCAATCTGTTGGAAGGCTCTACGCGAGCACCTTGTCTCGAAGTGGGACGCGAAGATCAAGCCCAATCTAGAAGCGGATGACGTTCTAGGGATAATGAGTACGATGTCTCACCTTGGCCAACAACGCATCATCGTCTCCATCGACAAGGACTTCCGCACCATCCCCGGTCTGTTCTACAACCTTAAGGATGGGAAGTCAGGCCAGGTGCAGGAGATCACAGAGATTGAGGCCGACTACAACTTCCTTATGCAGACGTTGACCGGCGACGTGGTGGATAACTACCCCGGATGCCAGGGGATCGGGCCAAAGACCGCTGCAAAGATCCTGGCTGTGGCTAGCTGCAAAGGGGACGGTGGGTTCCCGGCAATGTGGAAGGGTGTTGTCGAAGCCTACGCTAAGGCAGGGTTCGGCGCAGAGTACGTGCTGAACCAGGCGCGGTGCGCTCGCATCCTTCGCGCCAGTGACTACGATTTCAAAACCAAGCAACCAATCTTATGGAGCCCGCCAGCATGATCAGACCAAACCGAAACGCGAAAGTCAGAGAGTTCAAGACAGGAGCCACTCGCAGTTCAGATGAAGGCAAGTTGGACTTCGAAGGCTTCTTCTCTCCGCTAGTCCTGGAACGCTTTGCCCTGTACATGCACAAGCACCGACTCCAGCCTGATGGCAAGCTGCGCGACAGTGACAACTGGCAGAAGGGGATGCCGCAGTCGGCCTACATGAAGTCCATGTGGCGCCACTTCTTTGACGTGTGGAAGCAACATCGAGCGATCCCTACGGAAATGGATCAGGAGGAAAATCTATGTGCGCTGATGTTCAACGTCATGGGGATGCTGCATCAACAGATCTTGGAGGAGAAGTAAGGCCCTGTCTTCACTGCCAGGCACCTACAGAGTACCAATATCTGTGTCCTCACTGTTCGGAACTGTTCCTAATCGAGATGCTCGACGGAGCCAGAGAGCACGGGTTGAAGTGCTGAAGATAAGGAGGTCGGCCATACGGCTGGCCTCCTTATTTTTTCGACACCTATATTGTGTGCCTCTTTTGACCTACTCAAACATTTCTCTGGAGGGAGATCTATGCCATACGAACCTGAAGACGAGAACGACGATTTCCCCTTAGTTCCTAACGACCTCCTAACCGCTCTTGAGCAACGCTTTCCAGACCGCCTGCCTACGGACCTGAATACTTCAGACAAGGCGATCTGGGCTGCTATCGGTGCCGCACAAGTGGTGCGATTCCTACGGGAAATGCGCCAACGAGTTTCACGCCACTAAAGGACACTACCAATATGTGTATGCCCGCACCGAAAATGCCAGCTCCAGTTCCGTTTGTGCCGCCCCCGGCTCCCGTGGCGCCTCCGCCTGCCGCCGCCACCGCCGCGACCGTAACCCAATCCTCGGCGACCGCCGCCGTTGCTCCCCCTAAGAAGGCGGGCCGCAATCCGTTGCGAACCGACTCTGGCTCCTACATGGACCAAGCCGTCGCCGGTAGCGGACTCAATATTCCGTCATAAGGTGGGGCCATGGAAGACCAGAACAAGTCCAATGCCCCCGCTCCTTCCGATAGCGTTACGATGCCATCGGTAGAGAGTCGCTATGACCAACTCGCAACCTACCGCAATCCCTATCTCAATCGAGGCTATGATTGCTCAGAGCTGACGCTCCCCGCGATCCTTCCTCGATTCGGCCACAACTCGACTACGGTGCTCCCGACTCCCTTCCAATCTGTTGGCGCCCGTGGCGTGAACCACTTATCCTCGAAGCTCTTGATGACGCTGTTCCCACCGAACACGCCGATCTTCAAACTTCAGATGGATGAAGGGCTTATTGCCGAGATGGAAGCAAAGCATGGAGACGACTCTACTGCTGCTAAGAATCTCTCGACTGAGTTCAATAAAGCCTTCAGTAAGATGGAACGCATCGTCATGTCCGACGTGGAAGCCTCTGGAGACCGCACGGTGCTCTCTGAGATCCTTCAGCACACGTTGGTAGTCGGCAACGTCCTCTTCCACCAGGCCAAAGAAGGCGCTCGCGCATTCCCACTCAATCAGTTCGTCGTTCGCCGCGACACTGCTGGCAACACGCTGGAGATCATCCTCAAAGAGGAGGTTGATCCTATCGTTGTGCCGCAAGCCATACGCGATGCCATGACTGAAGGCGACACGAAGAAGTCCTACGCCGCTAAGAAGTCCCTCTCACTCTACACCTACGTTGCACGCCGGAAGACGGACTGGGTGACGTATCAAGAGGTCTGCGGACAGATCATCGAATCTACACGAGGAACCTATCCCCTGGACCGTTGCCCATGGATTGCCCTTCGATTCAAACGAATCAACGGTGAAGACTATGGGCGCGGGTACGTCGAGGAGTACATCGGAGACTTTACTTCACTTGAGAACCTGACCGCTGCCATCGTGCAGGGGTCGGCTGCCGCCGCGAAGGTGCTGTTCTTAGTGAAGCCGAATTCCACCACAAAAGTCAAAGTGCTGGCTAAGACACCGAACGGTGGCTTCGCCAGTGGAAACGCAGAAGATGTAACGGTACTGCATTTGGATAAGGCTCAGGACTTCCAAACGGCCAAGCAGCTCCGAGACGATTTCATCTCTCAGCTTTCCTACGCCTTCTTGCTCAACACTGCGATCCAGCGTGAAGCGGAGCGCGTGACAGCCGAAGAGATTCGATACATGGCCGAAGAGTTAGAGCAGACGCTCGGTGGATTCTACTCCATCATGAGCGTGGAACTCCAGCTCCCATACATCCGCATCAAGATGGATGGGCTCCAGCGAAAGGGCAAACTCCCGAAGTTGCCTAAAGGATCTGTCCGACCTGTGATCGTCACTGGGTTGGAAGCGTTGGGGAGGGGAAATGACCGGAACAAACTGGTGCGATTCATACAGACACTTTCTACTGCACTTGGACCGGAAGCGGTTCAAATGTACATCAATGTGTCGGAAGCGGTTGAACGTCTAGCTATTGCAGACGGCATCGACACGAAGAATCTCATCAAGTCTGACGACGAAGTTCAAGCAGCGCAACAGAGGCAACAACTCATGGCAGCCGCCAGTAAGATGGGACCAAATGTGGTCAACGCTTTCGGTGGTGCCGCAAAGGAGAGGATCAAACAAGATGGACAGCAAGCCAGCCCAGTCGCAGGAAACCCCCAACCAACCGCAACCCAAGCCGGTAGTTAAGCCGAAGCGTAACCGGAGATTCTCGAAGGAGATCATCTCTGAAACCAGTAAAGAACTCATCCTGAGAGTCAAGCACACTCCCTACAAAGGGGAGAAGCTGAGCGATACCATTCGAAAGGATCGGAAGTACGATCCTACGCAGAAGTTCTACGCTGGCACCAGACCGCTGTAATCAATCATCTCACGATCATAAGGATACTCCATCATGGCAGATATGTTTCACAGCTCGCGCACGTCAACCGTTTTGACCGGCTCTACGAGCAAGTCGTTCTTCATCGAAATTGTCACCTCAGTCGGCGCCCCCGCCACTGGTCTCGCATTCGGCACTGTTGGTCTTATCGCATCCTACGCCGGGACGAAGTTGGCCCGTGTAGCGATTACTCCCGCTGACTTGGCCGCAATCACGACCGCGTGGTCAAGTGGCGGATTCAAGGAAGTCGATGCCACGAACATGCCCGGTGTCTACCGGATCGACGTACCGGACGCCGCTCTCGCCTTGGCCGTCCCGGAAGTCAACGTGGTGATCTGGAAGGGTTCGACCTTCCACGGTTCACTCACGATCCCCTTGGCCACGATCACGGATGCAACCATCGAAGCTAAAGTTGACACAGCCAATACCTCTATTGGCGCTGGCCTTGGGGCCGCCGTGTCCGACTTGGCCGGTGACGTAGGCGAGCCTCTGACTGGCACGCTGGCGCAGACCGTTGAAGCCTTGGGCGTGGGCATCATCACGTTCGACGCGAACAACAGCGCGAACACGACCCGTCAAGATAACTAATCATTGAGTCAGGTGGGGCCTCGAAAGGGGCTCCACCATTCTCTGAGGAACATCACACATGGCACAATTCGGAAGACCTTCCGTTGACACCACACGGGACAACTGGACCGAGGACGACGGCACGACCACAGACATTTTCGATCAGATTGATGAGACGGTTGCAGACGATGCCGACTACATCAAGACCCAACTCTCACCCTCTTCAGACGTGTATGTCACCAAGCTGACCACGTTGGAAGATCCCATCTCTTCGTCAGGCCACACCGTCCGCTTCCGCTACCGCAAGGATGCGACGGGCG